TTATTTGAAAGTTCCCCACGGTTCATTGCCTGCACGACATACTAGATAACCATAACCGTTTGAGCGTGGTTGTCTAATCCAAACATAGCCACCGTGACGACTATATGCGTCATACTTAACTTCTGTATTAGCCGGTAATTGAGCAACAATTTTAGAACTGGTTCTAGCGCCATATCTAAGATTGATTGCTCCGCCAGTTACGAACGTGCCTTTTTCAGAGTACCAAACATCGCCTAAATCATCGACCCACTTCTTAACTTCGGGGCGTGGTTTAGTTTCAGTAATAACCGGTTTAGCAGTTACCTGAACATCAACATTAGGCTTAGCAAGTTTCAACCAACCTTCTTTTGTAGTATTAACGACATTGCGATCCATATCGCCACCCGTAAACTGCCAGATAGTATAAGTCGGCCAAGGTGCAACACTAAAGTTTGCAGCCGGTAAAATCCAAGAATTCCAATTCATAGTAGCATACCAAGCTAACCACAGACCACAATCTTTCGCGCAATTTCCAACTTCTGGAAGTGCAGCTTGACCAGTATAGATAAGAGGCCAAACACCAGATAATTCGTGATACTTATCAACAAATTTACGACACCAATTTGAGTCGTTGCCATACTTAGGATTTTGGTAGTCTTCCCAATCTAAAGCAGGAACTGCTTCACCAACATAGTTCTTTGTATTCTTATAGAAATAATTAGCTTCAACAGCAGGATCGCCACCACCAGCATAATGATATACTCCAAGCAATTTACCAGCTTTTTAGCTGCTTGATAGTCGTTATCACAGAAAGGATTTACGTAGTAAGTTCCTTGTGTTGCCTTAACCATAATGATATCAGTACCAACTTGAGTTGCAAAGCTCCGTGGACTGCCACTATATACATCAACCATTTTAAGCATTTTTTGTCCTCCTATTTCTTTGCTTCTTTCAATTCACCAACAATGGTCTTACTTTCCAATTGTTTGGCTGCATCGTCTTCCTTAGTCAGTGTTTGCATACTATCAACAAAGTTTTTCGTTTGCTTCATCGTAGTAACCGACTTCTCAATCTCGCCTTTGATATAAGCTGTTGAGGGATGCGGTAAGTGTGCCAAATCTAAAATAGCGATTAAGTAATTAAAAGCTGTTAACAGCTTGTCCTTACCTGAACCGCCCTCTTTTTCAGTTTGATATACGATTGCCTTTGCTGAATTAGCAATCATTTTTTCAGCTTTAGCTAGTGCATCGCCTTGCATAGCTTTCTTATCAATAGCAATCTTATTTTTTGAATAAACATAAAAATTATTGTTACCGCTACTGATAAAACAACGATAACTGAATCAGCAATTAAACCTGCATTCATCTTTTGTCCTCTTTTCTTTAAAATCATCTATCGTGTTTTCTAACCGTTTAACCTTCTTGCGCAACTTGTCATTTTCTGCATCAATTTCATCAAATGCTTTCTCACTTTCAAGCCACCGATTTCTATATAAGTCACGGTCAGCCCTCAGTTCTTCTTTATCATCTTTTGAAACTTCATGACTTGTTTTGCGTAAAGCGTTCCAAGCAGTAAGTCCTGCAACAAAACCAGAAAAAGAAGTGCTATTTCACGGATTAAATTAGCCCAGTCTTGCACTTCTTATCACCTACTTTCGTCGTTTCACTGTCTTAGAAAATACTGCTAAATATTGGATTACTAGTAGCCACCCGATTAGTGCAATAATTGAAAGCAATCTGCTATAGTCATGCATGACCAAAACATGCCCCAGTTGCAAAACTGTTAGCATCATCAAAAAGAATGCTGAGCAAGCTAGTAACACGGCATTAGCAAGTTGACTTCTTCCACCAGCAAAACAAATGCAATCAAGCCAATTCCGACCATAATTGCAAAAGCATCGACTAGATCGTTATTGAAGAGCCATTGCCATTCTGGCGGCCAATAAAAAAGGAATCGTTCACTAAAAGAACAATTCCAAAAGCTGTAAGCAAACTTCCCAAAATCAAATGAAGTAAATTAAGTTTAGCCGTTTGCCACAGTATTTTGATCTCCTGCAACATAATCATCACCCGTAATTCTCTTATATCCATCTGCATCAAATGTTCCTTGCTGAACAAATCCCGCAATTGTGTTGTCTGTGAAATACCCATTGTCTAGAGATGATTTACATAAACTTTCAAGGTTTGAATAGATAGAACTGAAATCAAAATCAAACATTATTCAGCACCTTCTTTTTCTTAGTTTCATCAGCTGCATTTGGTTTGTCTGGTGTGTTTACTGACTTGGAAAGTTGTTGAACCATTGGCACAAGTTGAGCAAGAACTGCTGTAGTTTGTGCTTGTCCCTTTTGTACGCCACTTAAAGCTTGAACGATTTTATCATTATTTTGAGCATCTTTAATCTTAGCTGCTTCGTAGTTTTCCATTTTCTTTTGCATAGCTGCATTACTTGCTTGCAACTTAGCAATTAAAGCTGGCTGAGATTTATCACTGTTTTCAATCCAACTATGAGAGTCATCGTCCCAAACTGCATCAATTAAATCCTCACTAGGCTTTTCTGCATGCCAGCGGTAAGGCAAGTCTACAGGACTAAGCTCTCCTGGATAAGGAATTTCCAAGTGATGAAGAGCTGTAATTGGACTAGTTGGATCAGAGAAGTAATAAAAGCTGATTTTCCCATCAGCAACGACTTGTTTTAATAAATCTAAAAAGTTTTCTGCTTCCATAATTTTCCTCCATAAAAAAATCCTTAGTTTAACTAAGGATTAAACAGTTTTATTCAAATATTGATGCCATTGATCCCAATTTGTCGGGCTAGAAGACTTTCGTCCATACATATTGTCGCCTTCGTAAAGCGTTTGATACACAGTATTAGCATCAAATACTGTCACTTTAACGTAAACCCAGTGCGCATTATCGGTTGGATATGGTCCACTTTGAACATGACAATTTGAAAGACGATACATTCCTGTGCTTCTTAAGTTATTAAGATTTACAGTGGTATTATTGAACTCTCCTTGAGGAGTATTGTAATCAGTTCTCTTCTTCAAGTTCATTAACTCAGTTCGCATAGTTGTTAAATTGGTATTCAGGTTATTGATCGCCTCTGCTATCGGCTTCAAAGCTCCAGCATCAACTAATAAATTAGCAAAGTGTCCTGATGGATCAAATTTTCCAACTTGTGTGTTATGCCAGCCTTCGAAAGCTACATCATAGTCAGTAATTGACGTAATACTTTGATTAGTTAAATCTCCGGCATTAGCTATTCTTTGCCAATCTGTAAATCTAGTTGAATTCCACGTTCTCACATATAATTGACCACTATTTGTATCATACAGAGTTTGTTGGCCGTTCCATTGATTGGCATTTACGGACATACTAAACCAAGCTGACACAGGAGAATTTTTTAATCCGGAAGTACCTGCCGCATTATAGAACCCCGTATTCTTAACGTTATTCAAATCAGTATTATTTTGAATGCTGTAAGACTTGGTATTATTTAACAGCCATGAAACCTTATTAGCAGTCCAGTCGCTATCAAAATGTTAATCTTATATGTTCCGTCTGCCTCTTGAGTTACAAACTTAGTATCTTGGAAAATATTACCGTTTTGATCTAATGATTGCTTTACAAATTTCAACTTTTTAAGATGTTCATTCGTGACTACTGAACGCCAACCAGTCCAAATATCGCCATTCTTAGTATTCAACCAATAACTACCGTCTTGATCTACAACAGTAACAGAACCCCAACCCGAATCAAATAGTTTGACCGCAAAGAACCAGCTCGTATTATTCATTGGCGGTAAGTTTTTAACACCGCTACCGTTACCATTCCAATATTCAATCTTATTACCAGCATGATCTAACAAGTCTCCATTAGGATCTCCTGCTTCAATGGGTAACTTTGCATTAATTGCATCAGCAAGTTGCCCGATAACGCCTTGATCTACAGGCCATCTTGAAAAGACACCATTTGCATCAAAATGAGCGTTGTTGTCAAAAGTAGCAGTCTTGTTCTTTACATCATAGCCAGTAAGCGTAGTAGCTTTTAAAGTTGGCAAGGTTACTGCACCACTGGCATTCGCAGTATGACCATTTACTGACTTAACCTGACCAGCAATCTTATTATTTACCTCATCTTTGGTGTAAGTAGTAGCTTTATCGGCTTTCTTGTTTAGTTCGCTATCTACGTAACCTTTGTCAGCCTTAGGAGTAACTTTACTGTTCACTTCATCCTTGGTGTAAGTATTTGACTTATCAGCCTTTGTTCCGAGTTGCTGCTCTACAGTAGTCTTATCTGCTTTAGTGCCCAATCGATCAGTAACACTTTTTCAAAGTCTGTGTGATAAGCAGAGTTCTCTTGCTTATAATCATTCAAACTCTTAACGAGTTCAGCGTCTTTTTTATCAAGCTTTGCTACAGCTGTATCAACCTCGGACTTGCTATACACTTCCTTTTACGATAAACATCATCCGGACTAACTTCAACAGTTACCTTATCAGTTCTACCAATTACTAGATACATCAAAAATCAAACTTAAATAAAGTTTGCTCCCCAAAGTCTGGAATGTATTCTGGCGTTTTTGCAGTAGCTATACCGTAAAGAATTTCATTTTTATCTGGTTCTTTTGCATAAATACCAACAGTATGCACATTATAACCAGTCTTCAAATTCTGGTTATCAAAGGTCATTCTAACACCTAAAACAGTATCTGAATTATCAGGCGTATCTCCTACATCACTCAACTTCACTGATTGCTGAATACTTGGTAGCTTAGTTAAGTTTTGAAGTTCTTCAACAGTCTTTCCTGATAAGTTATCAGTTGATGAAACACCTCTCGTTAAAGAAAAAGTTGCTGTACCTTTGTTAGCTCTACGGGCTAAGTCGATACCTTCGTTAGTTAAAATTGTCTTATTATATTCTGACATCTCATCACCTCACTAGTTAAACACTTGGCTGGGACTTGCTTTTGCTATGCTAGCTGCTTTTACAACGTTACCAATGCCCAAGTTCAAATTATCAGAAACCTTTGCAGTGTTTAGCAAAATCTTTACTTGATACAAGAGATTAGCTGGCAAGTAAACATTTAACAGATATTTCAAGTAATTTATCTGATTACTTGTCATTTCTGCTGATTTAGCAGTTGCTACAACAGCCCTTGCACCGTAATTAACATCAATTTTCACTGGAAGATTAACGTTGTTCAGCATATCTCTGAAAAACCTAATTGTTATCGGTCTTGGTGGTAGTACATACATCAAGACCTTGTTTCTGCGCATTTCTAAAGTATCGTTTTCATCTGGAACTATACCCAGTTGACTTTCAAAGAGTGAAATACCTTTTGTATCAGCAGTTGAAACAAATTCATTTAGTAATGTCCGCAAATGGCTATCTTCTAAATCCTTAAGTGTTAAACTTTCAGACTTAAGCAACTCCTCCATCTCATACACGCCCTCATAATAATCAGGCATGTAGTTTAGAAGTTCGTACTTATTGTTCATTGATCGTCACCGTCCCGACTACTGGTAATTGTGACTTTGAATTAGTAAAAACTAAATCTATATCTGCGTCCCTGCCGTTTAAAGATGGAAGCTTAGCATTGACCACACCTTCCGTCAGCATAACTTGAGACAGGATCTTAGAACGATATATGGTTTCTTGATAACCCCTACCAAGTTTTTGATTGATATCTGCCCAGTCCTTTCTCAATGATTGGAAGTAGCCCTCAACTGCTTTAGTAATGCTGTCTTTCACATACCGTGTTGCTTTTGTATCATCAAGTTTTACTGAAATATCAACATTTACAATTAATTCTTCAGGAGCAGTCACAGTTACAGCATGGTCAATTGGAGCTAATCCATAACCCTCTGCTTGTTTATCTTCTGGGTCAAGTGTATTTTTAACTTTCTGTACTAAACTAGCACTAGCAGGCATTAAATCATTATTCAAAATAACCACTTTAACAGTACCACCACCATTCCAAGTCGGATAAATCTGTGCTGCTCCTACTTCGTCAATCTTACTGGTCATGTCTAGGTAGTCTGCCACATTACCACCGTAAGCAATCCAGCTTTGAGAACTTAGTAACCTTGCTCTCAAGTGATCGTCACTTTCTACATCCCTTGCAGGAGCAGTAATTTCTGTAATTTCAGCCCATGAAAGTAAGTCATTTGGAGTAACAGGTAAAATTTGACCGATATAACTATTAGCGCTTGATCCTTTAACTTCTGCTGTTAGTTCAACCGTCAAATCATCATTGATCTTTGTCACAGCATAAAAATAGGCGAGTCGCCAATACTGGCAAACTTATCGCCTATTTGAACATTATCTAACGGTTCTTTCTTGTCATTTAAAACTTTAGCTTTAGCTTCTGTTTGAGTAGCAGGGTATCGACTTGTTCCATGTTCAATTGCTCGATAGTCTAGGAACTCTCCGGAAGCTGTTTTGATATAAGTTTCCTTGATTACATTAGCCATATCTAAGGATTGCTGACCCATAACCAACGCAGCAGGAGCTAAAGCGTCATAGATGATTGAACCTTCACGCTTGTCAATGTTATCAGGCACAGCATCAAGCATTTTTCTTAGAAAATAGTCATAATCTTCATTCTGAAATTCAGTAATTAGTTCATTTGGACTCACTTAATGCTTACCTCGCTTTCTATTGGTATATTTCCATAACTCGTTTGGCATTCTCCAGTAAGAGTTAAAGTATTCGGGCTTGTTTCATTGATACTAGTGATATCGACTTTGATTACACGTTCATCAGCCAGCAATGCCTCTTTGACCATTCGCTCCGCTTCAACTTTGGAATAGCCTAAGTCTTTACCAAACAAATCATTTAAATCATTTCCATATTGATCGGTATAAATCGGGAAAACAAAACGTTCTGTTTTTAATATCTTATCTACAGCTTGAACCATAGCGCCCAGACCATCGAATTTATTCCTTATTCTGTCATTAGCAATCTGAAAGGTTAGTGTCGGATTTTGATTTTCTTCATTATTCAAATTAACCACCCTCTCTCTCAAACAAGTAGAATTGCTGACCACCATCAGCACGGATCATAGTTACCCTATCGCCAACTTTTAAAGAGTTATCAAAAGTAAAAGTAGCCGGCTTGGTTGTTTTTCAGTCTTAGGCTTTTCTCCGTCTTTGCCTTTCTTTTCTTCTGTAGTCGTCAAACTACCACTCATTGAAAAGCTTCCAATGTGCTTTCCCAATACAATGAAATTATCGTCAATAATCATTGAATTGGAAATCTGCACTCTTAACGGAGAAACGTTGATAACACGACCATAGATAACATCGGAATACTCAGAGTCACTACCGCCCCGTTCCGTCAACATTTTTATAAGCTGTTCTCCTGCCATTCTGTGCCTACCTTCATTTCTAAACTGCAAGTATAATCTGTCCCGAAATTGTGCGTTGCTTTCAGAATAGGGCAATTAGTCCAAGTCTTGCCAAAATCTTTAATTTTGACATTTGCACCAGCACCTGCAATTAAAGAAGTATCGCCAATACAATCAAGCGTTAACTTCCTTTCGGAAACGTTGCGTTTTTTCAGCTCGTCATTAGCTTGTTGAACCATCTGTGCCCAGTTAGCTTTGTTCTTAGCATTGACTACCTTAACAATCTGTCCCCAAGTTCTAATCGTGTTACCTCTTGCAGAAGCAATCGTAAAACTTGTAGTAGCTGGATCATCTCCAGTGTCGGAAGTAGCAGTGGCTGTCTTAGTTTGTGAATTATCGGTATTCTTTTGAACAACTTGAACCACGTTAGCAGCATTATCAATACTTTCCGAGTAAGTGTAATCACTCATCGTGTTTTGAGTGTCAATAACTAAGAGAGTTCTTGTAGGAATTGGTGCTCTTCTAAGTTCGATATACATATGATTAGCAACAATACAGTACATTTCGCCAGTAGCAGAGTATGTCTTATCTATTGCGCTCTCAATCATGTCAAATCCTGTCTTACCATCACAAACTTCCGCAGGCACTCTGTAAGTTGGCTGTTCCTTGATATGAAATGGTACACCGAAACGGCGACAAACATTGCTGTATCTATCTCCAAGCGTCCCTGATTGAAAGACGACTGATCCCTCACTTTTTAGATATCTTTCAAAGTCGTAAGCTTTAACGCTCACTGTAGTGTCTGACGTGCATTCAGCACTGAAAACAAAACCCCAGAAAATATCTTTATTGTCCCAAGCGAAGTCTACAATAGCTCCCATTGCTGGGATTATTGGATCTTTGCCGTTCACAATATCAAACGTTAGCTCTCCAGCAGAGTAATTTAAGTCAGTTACCCACTTAAGATTTTAACCATATCCTTGATTTCAACGCCAATTCTAGCTCCACCGTTATCGTGCTTAAGAATTTGAAGTTTTGTAATCATGCTAATCTCACTTCACTTTGTCTAACCCAGCCTCTAGGTCCACCATTTACTAATGCAACGTGAATTGGGAATGGGTGACCCGGAGCTAAATAAGTAATTCGTCTTCTTACGTTGTTCTCATATACACCTGGAGCACTTCCGTAACTATCTAAGCGCAACCGCCCATTCACAATCACAATTGAGCCAATGCCCAACTTCTTAGGAGGAGCTGGTCTTGGTTTAGGCTTTGGAGGAGCTGGAACATTAACTTTATGGTACTTAACTTCTCTATACTGCTTTAAGCCCAAAGTGTAGGCATATTCGTCTGCAAATCCGCTCTTAAAGCCATATTCAAAACTAGAAATCGTCATAGTTACACTAATCTGAGTAGAACTGACAACTAATTGAACATGATGTTTATTAGCTTGAATATTCTTAAGCCAATTAATGTATTCATCAGATTTTAACAGCTTATCTGAGCTAATCCAAGAACTATGTTTCTTAGGAAAAACACTATCAATCGAAAGAGATACCAATTTCATGTTACCTACTCGGTTAATCTCTCCCAAGTTCACAATAGTTTCTGATTTATCATCAGTTTCATATTTCAAAGTTAATTCTGACGGGTTGACAGGCAATTCAACCGTTCGGTTGGTTGAATAATCAGTGATATAAACACCAAAGCCATTGACCGGCATATTAACCACCTCCTAGAGCTTTATTACGTCTATCAATAATCTTTTGATCGATTTTATCTAAAATCTTGTCTACGTCTGCATCTGGATCACCAGAAGCATTAATGACAATAGCACCTTTATCAATTTGAACTTGAGTACTATTGTCTGTTTGGCTATTGCTATTGTTATTAGTCAACACTGAATTTGGAGTAATTGAGCCAGATGTTACCGTATCGCTACCAACTGAACTAGAAGAAACTGCTCCTTGACCGAAAATGCCAATATTAGCTCTTGATCCATCAAGTCCAGTAATTGCGCCAGCAACATTGCTAATTGCGCCTAATGCTCTATTAAATCCATCTGCTAGTAAATCTCCCGGATTTATGCCACTTAATCCAATAGGATCTAAAGTTGGCGCCATTCCAGAAGCTGCATCTACAACACCTTGCGCCATACTTGCCGAAGCATCAGCAGCCGCACCTGCATCTCTGTTTAGTCCAATGATTAAACCTTGATCGACCCAGCGACCATATTGTCTAAATAGACGAGATGGAGAACCAATGTGAAGCACGCTTTTAGCAGCACTTACCACTTTGCTTGCTACACTTTGCACTGCACTAACAGCGGCTCCAATCATGGATTTAATACCATTGACTAACCCTTGAATTAACTGTCTACCGACAGAAACTAAGGCATTTCCAAAACTTCTAGCAGCATTCACAGCATTAGAAATTCCACTTCTTACAGCACTTACTACTCCACTCATTGCGCTAGTGATTGCTGAAACCATCATTGCACCAGCTGCAATAAATAAAGACGCCATAATCATTACAGAAGCTCCAACAGCTACTAAGGCACTAGAAACAGCCATAGCCGCAGCAGCTACTATCATTAATCCAGCACCTAGCATAATCGCAGCAGCAGCTAATAACATCAATCCAATAGCAGCTATCATTGCCATTGGTCCAACTAAGACTAAAGCTACAGCTAAAAGCATCAATCCGATTGCTGATACCATAGCCGTGACCATAATCATCATTAAAGCAACTGACATCAACATCAAACCAACTGCGGCAACAATACCCATTGCAGCGACTAAGACAAGTGCCACACCAAATAAGAGCATTCCAACTGCTGCGATAATTACCATTACAGCAACTAGAGCAATTGCAACTCCTAAAAGTAAGACACCAACTGCGGCAATTAAAGCAGTAATTCCGACTAATGCTAAACCAACCGCAAAATTAGCGCTCCAACACCTGCTGCAACTAAACCAACAGCAAGAACTACTAAAGCAACTCCTAAAAGAAGCACTCCAACAGCTCCAACTATTGCAGCTAAACCAAATACAGCAATCGCACCAGCTAAAGCAAGTAAGCCAACTGCTGCACTAGTTCCATATTCTGAAATAGTAGGTAGTTGAGTAGCCAAAAGAGCAATACCAGCACTTGCAACTAAAACAGCAACAGCAATTAAGAGCAAAGCAGCTGCAAAAATAGCAAAGCCGACCGCTCCACCAATCAACGCTGGTCCTAAGAACCGGACTAAAACTACCAAGACGGCAATAGCAGCAATCATTCCAAAGAACGTTGCTATAGCACCGCCTCCTGCACTAGAAATCTGAGTAGCTGCATCGGCTAGTAACTTAAATCCAGCACCAACCATTAACGCACCAGCACCAACTAAGGCAAATGCTGCACCAAGTTTCATATATGCACCAGCATTACTTAAAATTTTGCCCGGCTTAGTCATTTTGGGCGACTCAATTTCAGGAGCTTTGATCTTCTTAGCATTCTTAAAGCCTTTAAAGAAGTCTGCAATACCTTTTGCATAATTAGAAATGCGTCCCAAAGCCTTTAAAATTATGAAAGCAGTTGTCAATTTTACTAAAGCATTAGCAAGATGTTGTATTGTATCTGGATCTAATTTATTCAATTCTTTAAGACCAATGACGATTGCTTCAAAAGTTAACCCTCTCAAACCACCCTTTAAGATAATGAATGCTTGGGCCAAACTAGAAAGAGTTTCAGGGCTTAAATTACCAATTGCTTCTGCAATTGCACCAATTCCTTTTGCTAATCCGCTTAAAGCACCTCCAGAAAGTTCTCCTAGTTGTTTAAAAAAGCTCTTTCCACCTTTAACTTGATCCATAGAATTGACTAAATTTTCAAAAGCATCTCTGATAGAGTCAATAGTTCCTTTAATTGCATTTGGGACTTTAAACTCTTCAAAGCCTTTTTTGAAATCATCAAAGCCAGTTTTCAACTCTTCAAAAGCTGGCTCAAATTTCTTAATACCGTTTAAAAGTCCATCACCAATTTTTCAAAATTAACTTTACTTAAAGCATCTGAAAGTTGATTTACCGCTTGAATACCAATTTGGCTAACTTTTCCCCAAGTTTTTAGCAAGCCATTAGTAATTTGCTCTTTTAATCCTTGTACAGCGTCCCCAATTGTTTTATATTGAGTCGCCATTTTGGAAAAGTTAGCATTAGTTCCCGTTTTGGCTACGGCATTAAAGAAATCTTCAGTTTTAATTTTTCCATCTTGAATTTTAGAAATTAAATCAGTTAGACTCATACCCATTGTTTTAGCAACGGCAGCCATACCGGCAGGCGTTTGCTGAACCATTAGTTTAAAATCTTCCCATTGTACTTTAGGCTTCGCAGCCATTTGAGTTGCTTGTTCAGATAGAGTCTTCATGGCTTGCGCTGGATTAGTTGCAGCTGCAGCAAGTCCACCAAAACCTTTGACCAATGTAGTAGTATTTTTGTACCAACAGCGGCTAATTGTGAATAGGTGCTTGACATGTCAGCAGCACCATAAATTGTCTGCTCAGCAAATCTTTGTAATTCATTCTTAGCTTTTGAAATTTCAGCAGGAGATTTACCAATTTGACGCATATTTCCCTCAAATGTCGTCCACGATGTTTGAGCTTCATTAAGTTCTCCAATCATAGAGCGAATTCCAGTACTGGCAAGTTCCATCCCCTTGTTGATTGCTCCACCAACAACAGTACCGCCAACCATTGATTTGAACATGCTACCGCCACTAGAACCGCCAGAAATAGCTTCTTTTAATCTGCTCATACCACTTTGCGCTTTTTGCAAACCACTAGACAGGCGATCTAATGGGTTACTAAAAGCGTCATTAATCTTAACAGTGGTGCTAATTGTACTCATTTACTACCTCCTTTCTTTCCTGAATGTAAAAAAGAGGCTAAGCCTTAAATATGCTTAGACCTAGCCTTTCTTTTTGCTTTTCTCTCTTCTTCTTTTTCGTATTTTTGTCGTACTTCAATTGAAGCAACGACTAAAGCCTGCTCACGTCTTGACATCTCCGCCCATTGTTTAGGCGTCCAGTGATATTCATTAAGAACATAGTGATAAATGTTAAAGTCGCCAACAGACTCATTTATTAGTTTTTTGCTTTTTCAACCAAGTCTTCTGAACTGTCATCATTGTTAAGACCTGATAAGTCCATAATTGCCTGCGATAGCTCAGTATATTCACCAACTTTAAGCATTTTCTTCAAAACTTCTTCTGGTTTAGCAATACAGCTCCATGAAGTTTGGAGCTTTTCATTGTTTAAGTTAGGAGAAACAACAGCTTCTGCTACAACTAAGTCTTGGAACTGATTTTCATCAGTTTCTTGTTCATACTTATGTGTCTTTCGGTTAAGAACTCGTTTAGTTGCTTGCTTTCGAAGGTCAGATACTTCATCAGCAGTTAAAGATTTAATCTTAAAAGGAGACTTAAATCTTTCTAGCTTAATTTCTTTTCTTCTACTGGACTACCTACATTTTCAAATAAAAATCTTCAACACTTTCAGCCATTTAAATACTCCTTAATTAATTCCGTTAAATTCTTGTACTAAGTTGACACCTTCAAAAGTGAAATCACTTTCCCATTCCATTACGCCATCATCAGCTTCAAAATCAGCAATTGGGATATCGTCCAAGTTAACATCTGTTAGTTGCACCACTTGCTTACCTGCTCTTGAAGTTGGGTCATGGATAGTTAAAGTTGCGTCAAAATATAAATCCCCACCGTCTTGAGTGTATGGAATACCGTACTTAAGCCAATTTGAACTAATCAAATAGCCACCTAAAGTTCCTGTACCTTCAACAGAAGTAGTTTTCTTTCTCTTCCAGTGAGAGCCTAAAGTTTGAACATCTTCCTTATTCTTTTCAAGCTTAGCTGTGAACTTATCACATTCAATCATCTTAATAATGTTGCCATTAATTTTGATTGATAAAGTAGCATCTTTGGTTGAGATGGTATCTCGACCATTTAAAAACTCATCAATTGCAGCCATCTATGTTCCTCCTATCTAACGACCATAGTCATGTAAAGTTTTCCATTGCGTCAACTGGAGTCACTGCTAAGTTAACAACAATAGAGTCCATATCATTTCCTGCTTCTACTGTAATGTCAGTGTTAGCAAAAGATTGAATCATGTTTCTATTTTGTAAACTAGTTAAGTATGCAATTCGATCTGCCTTAAACAAGTCACGACCAGCCGCGTTATTACCAACATTACCTAAGTAAGTTCTTTCGAAAGTATTTTCAGTATCAGTAGCAATCTCATCTAAAGTCCTCATTACTCTGTTTTTAGAGAATGACTGTGGCTTTTCAGCCGTAAACTTGTGTAATGAGTTGATATCTTGTTCAATTACTACTCTTTGGCCAGGACGTGTAGTGAACACAATTTGCCCAGCATCAAGAGCCTTAATTGTCTTTTCATTATCAAGTTTTGGATATGCTGAAACAGCATCTTCAACTTCAAAATAAGTTAAAGAAGTTGCTACATCAGCAGAAGCGGAAATACCAGCGAAGTAACCAGTTGCATCTTTAACATCTACATTAGTACCATCGCTTAAAGTGTAACCATTAACAACGGTTGAAATACCCTCATAGTTATAAGTAGTATCTGCATCAGTAGGAATTACACCTCTAACCTTGCGACCTTCATTTTCACGAAGACGCTTAACTGCTTCCACAACCAACTTGTTCATGTTGCTTGATGGTTCAAAGCCAGCAGTAGTAACAACTGCGTACTCTTCGTTTTCTAAGGCGTCATTCAATAAGCTTTCAACTTTATTAGACTCAGTAGTAGTACCGCCAGTCAAAGCGCCTGAAACATTAGTAAATGCTACAGGCTTTGAACTACCCTCTTCGACTACTTTTGCAGTGATGTAATCATTGCCCTTGAACTTATCTAATTCATTGAACTTGATTGATTGTTCATCAACCAACTTAGTACCAAAGATAGTTGATATAGTAGCCGCATTCTGATCAGCTGGACTAACTTCAACACTAACGGTAATTTGATTACCCTTTTCACCTGGATAATTTGCAGTAACAGTCCAAGGCAGTCCTTCTTTAGTCAAAGTCGCTGCTGTACCCTCATTGGGGTTAAGAACAAGCACTTTAGAAGCACCTTTTAGTGTTTCCTTTAAAGCTGTAAGAGATGGATCATCTAAAGCAGTACCTAATTTCTTAGTGAAATCACTGTTAGCTTCTACTTCAATGACACCATTCTTGCCCCAGCCTAAGCCTTTATCACGAATTAACAACACTCTACCTAGAGAAGAAGCTGCTTCTCTTTGACCATTACCTACGACATTGATATAAGCGCCTGGTCTGCGCTTATCTTGAGCTTTCCAAGTTCCTCCTGCCATTAAAATCCCTCCTTAAATTTGTCAATCGCCTTTTGAACTTCGGCAATTGTGTATTCTTTGTCATCATCTAAAGCTAATTTCAAAATATCCCGTTCAATAACTGAGAACTTAGGACTTGAAATCAAAGCTTGTTTTGTGAATTTAACGTCTTCAACTTGAATAGGCGCTTTAATTTCGCCCATCGGAGTCTCGGTTTCCGTTTTATTGGATTCCTCCATTAAACTCAATCCTTTCTAGCTTTCCACCGTCTTGAACCGGATACATCTCTAACCTCAAATCAAAACTCATTACTAAAGTTTCATCATCTTGGTTGATAGTCGTTTCTCGGTTTCTAACAGTTGCATAATCATCTAATCTTGTAAAATTATTCAGTAATTTTTGCTCTACTTCTTCCATATCAGCATTAGGACGATCTGGATTAGCAAAATATGTTATTGAGTAAGACAAGCTTCTATCTTGAATATCAAAAAAGCGACTCTTAGTGACTGTCATTATCTTACTGATATAAAATGACGGCACTTGAAAACCGCTTTTCTGTTTTTCTGAATAAATTGTCACATCAGGAAATATCTCTGATATTCGCTTAGCTATTCTTTCAACTATTGTCATTCAAACAAGTCCTTTAACCCCCACAGACCCTCTGTTACCAACTGTGGCAACTGTCTTTGAATTTGTGGAATAGATTTCTTCATGTAAAACTGACCAGGCACCCAATCTCTAACCAGGCGCTTTTTCAGTACTGGTACATATCTTCCAGGTGTCTGCCTGTGACCACTTTCAACGTAAGAAGCATATTCAGCATTGTTAATTAATTTGATCGTCCAACCACCGCAACCATAGGTCGGTCCTTCTGCCGTCCATGATCTGCGAAGGTTGCCTTGCTTTACAGGAGTGTTTGCTTCCAAAATTCGTAGTGATTGAGTGCCTATACGCCTAGAACTCTTTCCAAGCTCCTGTTTTACATAGCCACTATCAATCTTCTGCCTTACTCTACTAGCGAATTGCTGAAATTGAGCATCATCAACATGTCCTAAACTCATGCTTTCTCACTCCTAACCATCGCTACTTCCTGATGGCTGAAATAGCCACTATAGCCCTTACTAGCACGTTTATATTTAGTCATTTGACCATTTACATCAGTCACATAAATATCTGCACCAGCGGGGATTTTAATGCCATTTCGAATAATCAATTTTGCATCATATTCGTCAGTGCCGAAGAATGATTGTTCACTAGTTGATTGCCCTTTTAAGACAACCTTAGCTGGTTCATCTTCAACAATAGTCACATCTTCGTTATTAGTGATGTAGCCATGTTTGGTTGGCTGAGTACCCACAATCTTAACTCGATCATTCCATAGCTTAGGAAGTGCATTTTTTAAGCCATTAAAGTAACTCATTGGGCTAACCTTCTAAAATTATTGAGTAACAATACATAGTTATCCGTAATCGTATTAATAGCTTGCAATGCTGAATAAATATCACTTGGAGATCTAAAAGAAACAGATGTATCGCCCTCTGATAGGGATTGAATATTCCCTACTTGTTGATCTTTTGGTACTAGCCATTGATGAGTGTCAATAGTTTGTACTGCTAAGCCTAAAATAGTTGGTTCAAGCTCTTCTGGTAGCTCTAAAATTGGAATATTTGTGTAAATTGAAACATCAGAAATAACTTTTTCTAGTGTAAATTCCAATACGCTGTCATAGTTAGGTGCATTATCAGTATTAGGCAGAAAATCAGCTAAATGTTTTTTGACCTCTTCAAATCGTGGGTATTTATCCATCTAACCACCTACTTCACTAAAGTTAATAATTCGTCTTTCTTGGTCTTACCAGTGTAATCAATGTGATTCTTATCTAAGTAGGCCTTGATTTCTTCTAAAGTGCTTTCAGCAGTTGGTTTTGCGTCTTGATCTTTGTGTTCTTGACCACTTTGTTCTTGATCTTTCTTAGGCTTATCACTTACTACGAATTGGATACCCTTAGTCTTAGTATTCAAAGTAAAACATCGTCATAAGATTGTTCGTAGTACAAATAATTACCAGATGTTGCAGCTGATGGTTGGTCAAAACCTACAAATGAATATTTTCAGGTGCAATTTGAACACCGTTGTAGATTAAGAACATTTCAATTTGTTTAGCAGTATCAATTATCTTAGAACCATCAGAGAAGTCATAAGCTGTTTGCATTAAATCAGATGGAACAACTCGAATAGTTACATCGTCAAGACTGTAAACAGTACGTTGAATATTATTAGGATCTTTCAAAGTTAAAGCACGGTTCATAGCTTCAGCACGCTTTAAGATTGCATTAGTCTTAGGTGTTACGTAAAGAATACGGTTAGTTGATGGAATACGGGCTTCATCAAAATCAAGCATCATATTATCAAAAGCAGGAAGAATGTTCTTTTCATCTAATGTATTAGTAGTAATACCACCATCATGAGCTGCTTCCTTGCCACTGTATAAATGAGAGAACATGTAACGGTCTTTTTCAGGCATCTTAGAATCTAAGTTGAATTGCTTAGTAATGTTAGCCAAAGACACAACCATGTTGGTTTCATCAATGTCTGAAGGATCTACAAGAGTTGACCAGTAACGTTCATTCTTTAATTCGTATGAGTCCCAGTCGTTGCTGTAGTTAGCTACTGGTGTTGTGATCGTTCTACGTTGTCTATCCTTACGACCACTGGTAATTTCTAAACGTGGAACTTTAATATGTTTGCACCGTCAAATTTAATAATTGAGTTTGATGGTGAGTTCCATAATTCAGCACTGTATAAGTGGCCATCATAAAAGGCTTGTTGTACAGCTGCTTGATATTTTTCGGCATAATTAATTGTCATTTATCTATACTCCTTTAAATACGTCTACCATAGCTTGGGTTGCATCAGATGCAGGAGGATTACCGTTTTCTGGATTATAATTTTGCTTAGCTCCATCATCAAAAGATAGGCGTCAGATTTGTGTAAAGATTTAATTTGATCGTCTAAACCTGTCAAATTGCCATCATCATCAAGCTTAATTTCGTCCATATTCAAAAGGCCTCTAATAGCCTTGTTATTACGGACTTTAGCCTTGCTTAGTGATTGGTCAATTGCACTATTTAAACGATTAGCAGCAAGTTTTGAGTAAGCTCAGCTGTATCCTTATCATACTTGCTCTTTAAATCATTAAATTGCTTAGTCAAGTCTTCATTATCCTTAACTTGAGTACGCAACTTCTTTAAATCCTTATCTCTTTCACTCATCTGGGACTTAAGAGCTTTATTCTCTTCTAAGATTTCAGCATTGCTAGCACTTGCTTTATCCTTAGCGTTTTGAATGTCTTCGCCATTTAAATCCATGATCTTTTAATCTGCTCTTCTTGTAATCCAAGCTCTTCTAATTGTTTTCTTTTCATTGTTCTATCCTTTCACACGTTTTATACGAGTTCGCCTCTCATAAGGTCATACAAAAGAGCAGTTTAACGACTTACTCAGGTCAAATATTAAGTTTCTCTCAAAACAGCCTCATAATAATCATTCCAAAGTTTTAGGAACTTGTTGATAGTCTTTTTTGGGAGAACTTAAACTTTTCAGCATATTTAAACCAATAATTTTAATGCCAGATACTTTCTTCCAGTCCTGATATCCTAAACGCTTTTGATAACGCTTTTGATTAACGGACTTATTCCACTCACTGTAATTCATATCCTTAACATAAACGCTTTTACCTGTTTTAGGATCTCTACTCCAGCGAGTTTCAACATCTGGTAAGTCTTTATCATAAGGAACAGTCGTACATCTACAATAAGGGTGAATCAAAGGATAGTTAATACCCTCTTTTTATCTTTGACATTAAAAATTCGCTCATCTAAGTGGGCGCATTGGTCACAAGTGTGGCTTTCTAATGTAGCTAAATATTGGTATTGTTCAATATCACTATCTTTATAAAACTGTGCTGTTGCTTCTTCGGCAGCGTGTCCCATTTCAGTGATAACTAGCCTATGCAAATCTCGATCAGAAACCTTTTTAAACCGATCTCTCATCATCGTAACAACCTTGCTTGGAGAATAACCAAATAAAGTGGCTCTCAGCATTGTGTCAGTTAACTCATCAGGAAGAATTTCAGTGTATTCTTTCCAAATTCGTTTGCTAAAGTCGCTACCTTTCCAAGGACTGTAAACAATATTTTCTAATTGCTGTTCATTGAAATGATTTAGCTTGATATCTAGTTGACCAGTAGCTCGATACTTGTCGTAAGCATGTAAGTAATAGCTATTCTGGTACTGTTTAGCTAAGCCTTTTTGCATTCTTAACTGTTCGGCCATGCCGTACTTCTTAGAAAACTCAACCATTTGTTCATGCAACTGTTGAAGTCTGAAATACGGCTTTTGTAGTATTCAGCATTTAACTCTTTTTCATAGCCACCAGCCTTAGCTTTTCTTTCAAATTCTTCTAGGGTCATAGACCACTTAGTTGAGTTAATATTACCCAAAACACTAGCAGCTTGTTCAAGCCAACATGGTTCTCATTAGCATATCTTTGTAAGTAAACTAAAGCTTCCTTTTCAAATTCATGCTCTAAACGTCTCAGTCGAACTTGCATAGCAGCTTCATAATCTGCTGACGATTCAAGTTGCTTTTTCTTTTCAGCGATAGCACGTTTGCGCCAGTATTTACTACTGTTCATCGTTCACGCCTTTACCGTTTAGCTCGTCAGCTTGGTTAGAATATGGATCATTTTCTTCTTTATCCTTGGCTAAGTCTTTCAGTTCCTGTTGCCAATCATCAACAATAGGATTAGCTTTAGCAACTGCTTCTTTAGAACTGTAATTTGCTACAGTAGAAACTATTTGAGCCTTAGTCAAGCTATCCTCTACCTTAGTTCTCGTCCAATGTTGCGATATATGGCGCTTGTCAGCATCTGAAAAGTTAAGGTAACGCATGATTGCCCGAACTAATTCATTAATAGCATGTTCAAAGTAAGTTTGTGTTTTAGCAGCCTTTAATTCTAAGTGAGAATACAGCATCTTGATTGCTACACCAGAAGCATTTGAACTCTCAAAGTTAGCTGGATCAATTCCTTGACCAAACAAAAGATATTTTACGGGTTATCTTAAGTGCATCATCACGAGCTTCAACAGGAATATCAATTTGTAGCTTGTCAACGCCACTATTATCCCCGTTACCTGTATTATTAATCTTAATAGACTTATATTTTCTTAAATCGTTCATAAATTGATGTAAGTCAGCACCGCCATAGTTGGTTAAGACAAGAATTACAGTTTGAACATCGTCTAAGTCATTAATAAATCCGTTGTAGATATCATCGTAAGCGTCAATTAAGCCCTTATACTTGTTAAGCTCAGGCAATCTGTACTTATTTTTAGAAAATTCAATAAAAGGAACACGTCCAAAGTTGTGTTTTAAGGTGTTTGACTGTCCTGTTTCATATCCTGCACTTAAATCATAAGAAGTAATGATATTGTAAGGCTCAATCACTGTGCTATCGGTTGCATTTGTCCTGAAGAATTGTGCTTCTTTATCCGTCCAATATTCGTGAACCGTGAAATACTTACCACTATCAGGATCTAACTGCTTGTAACTTCTTAGAATACCCAGCAACTTATTATCCAACGTTGTTGCATAAATAGGAGTGATCTGGTCAGGTTGGATAATTCCATATCTGAAATTGCCATCTTCATCAATCCAGTAGTGCAACCAAGCTCGACCGGCATTTGAACTATCTACTAACAAGCCGTTAAGCGTCAAAGCACGATCATCACCTAAGACATCAATAATTTTCTTGTTATCGGCATCTTTTCCTACATCAATATCAGGGAAGACAGAAGCAACATAACCAGCTTCTTGGTCTACCAGCAGTTGGTAAAATTAGATGGAATACGGTTATCAGCACTTCTTAAAGGATCTTTCTTACCTCCTTATTAAGCTTAGCTTTACCGTTGTTTCTGGTAGTAATATCGGTCTTATTTTCATAATAATTCACTGCTTGTTTGTAATTATTAATTAGATCATTTCTACTTGTTGAAGTATTTTGAATTAACTTTTTTAAAGCATCTAATTCCAAGGCACGAACCCCCCTCCTTCATAATGTTCTGAATAAATTCCATATCTTAAGCAATCCTCACTATCATCATCTTCTTTTAGAGGAGCTTCTTTCTTATCGTCCCAAACATAATTGAAAATAGTGTTTAATAAATTATCAGCTTCATCTTTATTAATGATTAACTTTCCTTGTTTGAAATAACTATCTACAAATTCCAAACCACTCAATACATTTTATTGGCATTAATACAATTGATACCATTAGCTTGCATTTGATTCACATAATCAACACGAGCTGAATCAGCCCAAAAGACGATATTCCCATATTTTTGTTTAATTTCTTTGGCAACATCTATCCAATAATCAATGAATCTATGCTCATGTGCCCATTCTTTGATCAAATAACTTGTTCCATTTTCATCATCACCAAAAGTTGAATAACTCCTTTATGACCTTTACCAAAACCCCAGTCAATCGAGGCATAGTATTTAACCATTTCTGGTAGTTGATCAGTTGTAATAGTCATAGTTTCAATATTGAAATCACTAAATATTTGCCCCTCGGCACTAACCCACTTACCATAGATCGTTCGATCTGTGTACATTCCAGAAGGTGTAGCAGCCACTAAAGCATCCACGTAATCTTTAGATAAAAAGTATTATCAAAGATTGTAAAATTAAACACTTTGATTCTCGCTTTTGGTTCATGATTATCAATATATTCAGTCTTAATAAAATTTGTTGGTGCATCAGGGTTTGAAGTAACCACAATTCTTGCACCTTCAATAGAACAACGGTTAATTATTTCTTGAAAAACGCCCTGATCTGCAAGCGTTCCTTCATCAATCAAAGCACCATACGCAGTAGCTCCACGAATAGAACCAATACCACGTATTGAACCTGTATAAGCCGGAACAATTTCTACATCAAACAAATGATAATGACCATGTCTATCAACTGGTATATTTATACCAAACTCGTTCTCAATTGACGCAATAATATTTGTATTAATTGAATTGCTAGAATACCCAGCTAATATATAAATCGGTCTTTTAACATTATTTGTCTTTGCTAACTTTGCAACTCGTTTTAACTCAAGTAAAAACATCCAATTTGAAATATATGTTTTACCCGAACGAACCGCACCAATTAAAAAAGATACTTCCAATCATCATTCAAATAAGATTGAAGTACCTTTTGTTGTTTTTTGTAAATAAATCGTTTAATGACATTATTATTTCATTAATTTCCAAATATAATCTTTATATGGTTTTTATTTTTTATATGATATGAAATACTGCTACGATCGAATCCTTTTCTTGAAGCTTCTCTTATTGATGGCCAAACCTTTATCAAATTGCCATCAATATCATATTGACCAATGTTTTCACTTAAATCTGAACGATTAGTAAAACTTGTTTTTGATATGGCTCAATCTTTTTAATTACATGATTGTTACTGACTGATCGCCACATATAATTATTATGAGTTTGTGCTTGTCCTAAGCAACACTCTCTTATGTGGCTAGCATTGTAGCCTTCTTTAGAAGCTTCATGCGCAGAATTCCACATTTTAACTAATTTGCCTTTTAAATTATATTGAGCAACACATATACCGTTCTTTATTCCAGCTCTTTTAGCTTTGCCACGATATAGATTGTTATAAATGTTTGTACACCATTCTAAATTGCTAATACAATTGTTTTCTTTATTTTCATCAATATGATTTACTTGAGGTAACTTATTAGGATTAGGATAAAAGCTTGTGCTACTAATCTATGAACTAAAAAATGCTTATATTTTTGTCTTTAAAAAACATTACATACTGATACCCACGGTTATTTAATCTAGGCATAAGAATCTTAGTATTTTATACAAACTTTTTATTCTTCCAAGATTTGACACCTGATAAAGCCCCTCATAGCCTTGAACGTCTTTCCAAATTTCTATATTATTATTCATGTGATCATACCTTTCTATGATTACCTAGCTCTAGGGTGTCACCAGCACCGCTAGAGCTTTTTTTATTTTCATAATAATTATACCATCTTCATTCTTGGGGCTTTTCACTTGTTTTATCAACTTATCCATAAGTTCATCAAGCTTGTCATCACTTTCATTGCCTAATCGTTCAGCAACTGTAGCCTTTGCTTCTGATATCCGAGTATCAGCAATTAATTTTTTAAGTTTTTGTTTTTCAACTGGATCAAATAATGGATATCGCTTCATGATTTCCTTCGAAGCCATAATTTTGTCTTTAAATGATGGTTTCTTTTAATTACAATCACTTCATCAGCAGTAGACATTGGAACTTCTTCAACAACTTCGTCTCGAAGTACCTTGGTATAAAATTCTAATACCTCTTTGGCATCAGCAATTTTATGCGACTCTATTTCTGCCATTTTGGCGTCAATATAAGATTTAAGGTCAGGTTTTGTCAGGTTCTCTTGACCGATTGACCTTGCTGTTCTTGAAGAATATCCCGCCTTAATTGCTGCATCTTTAGCATTTCCAGACTTAATGTACTCATCACAGAATAATCTCTGTTTAGCGGTTAACTTCCATTCCAAACATTTCACCACCACCTTAATTTACGTAAATAAAGCCAGCTTATGCTGACTTAAAATCATAAATTTTCCAGACAAAACTTATATTGTTTATCGTAATCTTCAAATTCATCAATTATATTAATGCTAGATAATATCTCTCCATCTTTAGCTACTAAATTAATTAAAATATTTTGACCACCAATCCCAACCCTTTCTTTAGTTTTTTTGTCGTCAATATTTTTTCGATTTTCATTAGTTCTTTGAATATATGAATTTTATTATTTGAATCGCTATTAAGCAAATAATCTATCGCTTCTTCACACTGAGGCTTTAATATCCAATTAGGATTTGAATAACTTGCGATCTCCTGAATACCAAATTTATTAGTGCTCCTAAGAGCATAAGCATGTGTATTCATATCTTCATCAAAGCCGAAGATATAAATTGTTGTGTCTGTATTTACTTTTCAATATTATTTTTTAAAACATCTCGAATTATTAGACTAAATGTTTTAACTTCTTTCGATAAAATTGATCTAGATCTATCAAAAGCTAGTCTAATAATTGAAAAATCTCCAGTTCCACACAATATGCTTTGAGTAAAAGGATAATATTCAAATTTTTGAGTAAAGTAAGATGGAATAGTTTTTCCGTTGTTGTTTTTTCTCGATGCTAAAGTATCCATAGATAAAATAATACTATTAGGACTAATTTCAGCATTTAAAGCAGTCATAAAATCACCTCAATAACAATTATAAAAAAATCAATTTCGAAATAATAGGATTTATTCTTTGAGATGAATATAAATTTAAGCTAACTAAGTCCAACAATGGTAAATATTTTAGAACTACTGCTAAAAATTTCATAAAAGCCTTCATAAAAAAAGAGCTGGCCTTTCGACTAGTCATTATAAAATTAATTATTTTCCCATCATTCGAATCATTTATCTCCGAAGGATATTCATAATTCATTTTAATATCATTTCGCAAAACTTTATAATCTTTTGTGCATCTTCTTTAGTATTAACTTGTATTTCATGAGTTGCTTCGTTGCCGTATTTTCGAATTTGATCAACCCAATCATGACTTTTAACACTTACAAAATGATTCTCATTTAAATAATTTACATATTCAACAAATTTAAGATTATCTTTAGCCCCTAAATCTACAGCAACATGCATTAATAACTTTCTGCACAATAGAACTACTCCAGTAAAAGCATTTGCACCGTAACAACTTCTAGCTTCTTCATAAACATCGTTTACATCTTTAGGAACTCCACTAACTGCTACCCCATATCTATTTCCTGGTACTTGAATATCATCATAAATAAAAGTAGGCATATAACAATTAGTACATATATACACACCAATACTTTCTGTCGGATTTACTCTACCTTGATCTACAAGAGGCATTCCTTTATCACTAGAAACATACGCTCCACAGTAACCGCATGTAAAATTTTTGCTAATCATATTGTTTTTATTCCATCTTATATAACCATCAATAATATTATTTGTAAAAACATTCATTTTATTTAGCCTCCATTCGTTTCAAAAATAATTATAAAAAAGTCAAGCCTAATTAAAAGACTTGACTTTTTGAAACGAATGGAATTATTTAGTCCTAAAAAGGACTACAGCAACTGATGGAATCGAACCACCTTCTCAAGCACATTGTTTAACTGTACACGCTTTGTTCTCCCATTGAACTAAGTTGCTATAAAGATTAGCCTTAGTGGCTTAAAACTAAGCATTTCAAAACTAAAGCTAATCATAATTATGCTCTTAAAGGACATTCTTAAAGAATGCATGTATGCGCAGCTAACACAGAGCAATAGCCTAAATGTTAAATACATAAATATAGAGAGGAATTCTATTAATGCGGTGAATTAATTTTCATTAACTCACAATATATATTTAACCATACCTAAAGACTATTGAAGTACCATAATTATACCTTCAAAGTACCCTTACTTATATTTATGAAGATCAACAATAGGTTCACAGTTATTAAACCTTTGCCAGTAATCGAAGCTATCTGCAACCACAATTGGAACTTCTTTATAGCCCAATTTCTTAGCAGCCTTGTACCGTTTATGACCAGCTATGATTACCCCCCCCATTATCGACAACTATGGGCTGTTGCCAGCCAAATTCCTTAATAGAATTAGCTACAGCGTCAACTGCATCATCATTATTTCTAGGGTTGTTCTCATAAGGTTTAATCTTATTAATTGAAACTGTCTCAACTTTCATACTTAACTCCTATTCCTTGAAATAAACACTATAAAACAAAAACGAGCTAATCTATAGGACTAGCTGGGCTCGAACCAACAATACACAGGATCAAAACCTGATGCCTTACCAATTTGGCTATAGTCCTAGAATGCTCTGTTAGGTACAGAGCTAAACCAGATGCAATTCTGTAAATTAAAATCAGACAAACAAAATATATTCGTGATCTGAATAATATTATTTTACGCCTGCTTTCCGACAGGCAATGGGCAGGCGAGGAATTGAACCCCGCTACATAGTTGTGAAAGAAAATTCCTCTTTTCTTTCTAAATTCCAAATTGTGCCACTCTACCCACGGCAGTTGCTGCTGCGGGCCAGCCAACAACGCCCCAGCTCTTCCCACGCTCTCCTCGAAACCGTTGAGGGTCATGGCATAGGATCTCCCTAGGCAAACTATTATATACAATAATCAACAATGGACTACCGCCTAGGTTATCAAGCAAACAGGAGTCGAACCCGATTGCCTGTATCAAATAAAAAAAGTAAATAAGAAAAAGTAAAAAATAAAAGAATTGTAAGCCAAAACCAAAAAATTCATTTAGAGGAATGTTTATCGCCTGAGTTTAATCAGGCTATAACCGCCAGTCGGATCGAACAACTGCTAACGTCTACCAAGAACGGTTACTTTAATTCGTTACTTACCGAAACAAATTAAGATCTTCTGTATTAATTTCGAAAGGAGATTTTTCGAACGTACCGCACGTAGTACTGTCGAGGTGCAGTCAAAAGATCGTAACCACCACGTCTAATCTTTCGACAATAACAATTTATCATGAAATGAACGCAAGCAGTGCGCAAGGTTTACGCAAGCTTTACGCACGACTAATTTTTCCGGATCTTAATCTTATCCGGCCATACTGTTTTGACCTTTTGGCTGAAAACTCTTAAGTCGGGTAAATCATCAACACCAAAGTATCTTTTCCAGTAAAGCCATCTATCAGCGAACTCACACTGAGCATTAATCTTCTTAGTATCAATTGACCTAGTCGACAGATTAACTGTAGCTGCTACATCAACAATGCGTAACTGGTCAATGTACGTTCCAATCAAGATACGTCTGTAAGGCTTTAATGCTGTATCGGTGCAATTATCCATTGTCCGATAAATTGCTGCACAGACCTTTCTAGCAGGATCAGCAATATCAATGTCGTCTTGCGCTTCGTCAATGAAATTATTTTCAACGCCATTCTTGTTTGTCGATCCAGGTGCGAATGATAATTGAGGGCTTGTAAGTTGATTACGGTGTAAGCCAGCCAAATTAAGATAGCTCTGAAAATTATTAGTCAGGAACTTATCCACCCTTTTAGCTGTAGCTCTTAAATTCGGCTGTAATCCTAAGTCAATTTGATACACACTTACACTCCCTCTCGTCTTCTAGTTACTTGCTTTATTCGCTGCGAACATATCAGTAAATATTCTGTCAGTGATCTCATAAGGATCTTCATCTTCGGGACAATGATGCTTAGCATATTTCAAGATGTTTAAGTACATCATGACTGCTGTTTCATTGCCTACTTCTAAATCGTTCCTAGTCTCGTCCATCTTTTGACCTCACTTTAATTTCATGCTCAATCAAAGGTAGCAGCTCCTCAGCTTTATCTTCGTCAATCATTTCTTCGATTGTTGGCTCTATCACATTTTCAAAATTCTTGATATTTGATTTAAGCATTGATCTAAAATTCTTAAGTTGTTCTGTCTTGAAACATTTGTAATTGCAAGTATTAACTTCATATCCATACAATGTCATAGCCAAGGCTTCTCTTTATCTTCTTTAGCTACTCTTAAGTCCCAGATTCCATCGCTCATGTATGTCAAAATGTCATCGAAACTGAAAGAACACATATAGCCGTATTTAGTATGAACTCCCCAAACGCAATTGACTGCGAACTTTCTTGGATCAAACTTCACTAAACCGTTATCTTCTAAAAAACTCCTAGTATATGTGTCCTCAAACTCTTCTCTCGTTCCGCTAGTCCCAATCTTCAACTCAATTGCCATAGTTATCTCTCCATTTCTTGTAATAATCTTTAACTTCTTTGTCATAGTCTACTGGCTTAAGTGAACCGTCTTCTTGTACGTGATACCACTTGCCTTTTTGATACTTTAAGTTGCTACTCATAGACAAAACACCACAAAACCGACAGCACCTAAGCAGATTAGCATCCCTGCTATAGTAATTAACTCAACACTATGCTTCATACTGTCTCAATTCCATTCACTATAATCACCACGAAAGTTCGAATTTAAATATCATATGGACTTTTATCATTTTCAGAAATACCCATTGTTGCTACTGTAGATAAATCCAGATATACATGCTCATGAATCCCATCAATAATTAAGATTCTATTTTCATTTCTTGCCCATACTCATCGAATTCTTTGCTTAATAAATTCCAGATATGTTCTTTTGTACCTTTTACAGCTATGGAATCAGTACAGCCATTCTTAAATATCAAATTAACAAAGCATAACTTTCCGCCTAATTTAAGCTCATCGTTCATCTAATCACCCATATCTCTCTTAATTCTTACGTCAACTCTTGCACGCTCGGCATACCTCTTTTGACTAACAAGGTTGTTACTTGCTTGTCATCGTGGTAAACGCCCCTCATAACTTCAACCATTTTGTGAAGTCGTTTATCACGTTTCATTTTTGGGTTCATGCCGTCCATGATGATCTTGCCCACGTTATCAGCATCAGGCTTCTTAGTTGGCAGTTCTTGGTTAGCTAAACATAAAGACTTACGTTTCTTGCTTAAACTCTTAGGAACTTCAAAATACGCAATAATTTTAACGTCTAAAGGTTCATCTTTATCGAATATGCCTTTGAAACTGTTAATCGCTGTATACCTAACTAAATCCTCATATCGTGCCGTTTTAGCTGGCGTGTAAGTTACCGTTCTAGTAACTCTCGGTCTTGCCTTACCAATCGGCGGTCCTTCAATCGTAAAGTTAACTCTCAATTGTCACTATCCTCATAAGTAACGAATGCAAAATAATCAGGATAATTATTAATTTTGAATTGAATGTTTATCACATGTTTGTCTGCTATAAACTCATTAACCGATTTTTCTAAGCTTTGAGGATCGTACTCAACAAGTATTTTAATTTTCATAGTTTCCTCCCGCATTTAGGACAGTATTCAATTTCTACCTCATCACTGTCAAAGCTATAGAATTCGTTGTCAGTATGAAGACTTACAAGAGTTACTTGATCTCGGTTTCTCCTTCTCAAATAGTTAAACCAGTAGCCATCTTCCCAATCAACCGACATCATCTGGTCCTTTGACAAACGCTTTTCACTGTTTATTTCCATTCCAATTTGATCTTCGCCTTGAAAATCGCAATAAGGACATTTTGCTTGGCTTCTAGTCATCAACTAACCTCCGTCCACACATTGGGCAATACTTAATCTTAATTTTGTCTGCAAGTGCTCCACTTGCCAGTGTTCTTCTCTCTTATCTACAATTTTCATCGTTAATCCTCCACACATTTTTCCTGTAAAAATGCAGCTACTATTTTAAAATTTCGATATATAGTTTTAAATCATCAACACCGAATAGACAGGCAGCACTTTCGGTATTTACATACCATTGGTCGATTTCATCATGAGGAGGCATTATCTTTAAAATTTCTTCCTTATCATTTTCTGTAACAAGATATACAATAATTTCTCCCTGATATACTTGTTCTAATTTTAGAAAATCGCCATTAAATTCAACGTTTTGATCTTCATTTTGACTTTCTTTAATTTCAAATTTAAATAATGATGTTGCCAAATTATTGAGCTTAGTTTCTAATTCACTAACTTCCATTTGCTTAACCTCCAACTACTTCTCTAACCACACCATGAAGCACCTTAGCAACCTCACTGGCTTCTTTCTTATCCATGAAGATTGACCGAACAAATCCAGCTGAACGTCCTGTCGTGTCTAAGATCTCAACCACGTACATATCAGGAACTGAGTACCAGCGATATTGTTTAGCATCTTCGATGATTTTCTCTAAATCGTGATTTTCTTCAAGCATTCTGTTCTCCTAGTTATTAACATCCATACCTAATAATTCAGCAATTTGTAAAAGAACATCATAATTTGCTTCTTTCAAATCTTTCACATTCATAGAATGCGACTTGCCATCTTTGGTTACCGTTACATTGTTCTTCAAATCGTTAATATCTAAAAGATAAGTCAAACCGGCTTTAATATTTTCAATTTCGTTCATCGTGCTAGTCCTTTCTAAACGTTCAAGGTTGATACCATAACTTTTGATAAATATCATCAAATTTTCCTCTTAGCGCTTTGTTAATAATGTGTTTCTGACCTTTAGGTGTTACCCATGTTTGAGAATATCCTCTGCCATCTCTGGTCAAATTATGTGTAATTCTAAACAGACCTCTTTTAACCATCTGTGTCATTGGCACGTTCCAGCTATGATTAAAACTTGAAAGATATTTTTCTTCTCTAAGTAATTGGAATAGTTGATTTCTTCCAATCACAAAACCGTTTTGAGTTAAAATTTCAGCTAATTCGCCAACAGGGATTGCATGATGGCTATATCTAATAGCCTTGGCAAAAACCACATCGTCAGCATCTTTAGCAATCTTAGCTGCTTGTCTAGCATTTGCTTCTTTTAGTTCTCTCTTTTCAGTTTCCAGCAACTTCACCCGATTGTTAGCGATAGTTAAGGCGCGTTGCATAATCATGTCCGGATTATTCCACTTCTTTTCAACTTCGATTAAGTATTCTCGATATTCCTTGCCCTTTGAGGTACGGCTCAAAAGACACAGCTGCTTAGCCATATCAATTGTGAGTGCATAGTCCTGAAGCTCAATGCTACCGCGGTTTTCTCTAGGTGTACTTATAAGTACACGTTGGAAATCACTATTTTCTTAAAGTCATTGCTGTTCTGTTCCCACCAAGCGGAAAATCTTCGCTTGATACCTAATCCCTTATATAAATCTCTAGCACTAACTAGTTGCTGGTCATTCTTGACCGTTACTTTGATTAATTCGTTATTCATCTTCATCGTCCTCATCTTCGCATAGCATATCCGTAATACGCTCGTAAGCATCTTCTTTGGCTGGGTTCAAGTCGTTAACAGTTAATGTCTTTCTATCGTCGTTTAATCCCATTAGGTACTCAATTGGAACTTCTAAAAGTTAGCCAACTTTTGCCAAATTGCTAAAGAGTTATGTATTCCATTTTCCAATCCTTTTTCGAAATTTTCTAAAATTCTAAAATCAATGTTGGTTTTAGCTTGTATATCGGCAAGAGTTAATCTCTTTTCCAATCTCAATTTCTTTAGCCTATTTTGCATGGTGGTTACCTCCCGTACTCTCTAAAAATTGCGTTACGTTCTTCTTGTGTCATCTGCGGTACTGTCTGCGACTGTTGTTGCTGAACCTTATCCCAGTTTGTAGCCCTTCGAACTGGCTTAGCTTGTTGATTAAATCGTGGTTTAGCAGGTGTCATATCAAGTTCATCGTCATACCTGCCGTTAAACCAAGTTGAGCCATGAAGTGTGTATTCAAGTGGTATATGTTTAATTCTTAAGTATTTCAAGTAAGTGTTTAGCTTATTAAGCATTAACTCGTAAGTATTTTCCTTGTTTGACTTACGCCAGCTCTTGTAATGTCTTAGAGCATCTTTTTACCCAATTTTCTAGGGTACATAGTCCATAATTTTTCAAACTCAATTTCAATGATTTCATTTTCAGTTAATTTTTAGGAATTTGAGTCTGCGCATCGCCAGATGCGGGTATATTATTATTTATACTTGTATTATTAATACTTGTAATATTCTCTTTAAACTTTTCTTTAATAGGGTGTTTAAAGTTTTCTTTAATACCCTCTTGAACTTTTTTGTACAGGTATTCAAGTTTTCTTTAACAGGGGTATTATCTTTTTCTTTATTAGGGGTATCCTTATTTTCCTTAACAGGTTCATCAACTGGATATAATTTTCTACCAATGATTTGGCTACCATCTTTTTCAAGATAGACTTTCAAATATCCTTTTCTTTTAAGTGATTAATCCAATTTGAGATAGTTGTCTTTGATTTTCCGTACAAATTAGCAAAATAATTATTTGTAGCTGTACAGTACCCACTCTTATTTGCTAAGGCTGTAATTTCACTAAATAGCAATTTTCGTTAGCCTTAAGTTCTCTATCATATCTCACATTGGCAGTGAGAATTGAGTAATAATTAGGCTGTTCGTTATTCATGACTTACTCACTTTCTAAGAAATCGCTTCTTCAATTGCTTTTTCAACTTCGGGATCTTTGGCATAGTCAGGAATACTATTAGATTGTTCTATTTTGGCTTTAGCTTGTTTCTTTTTATTAGCAGCTATAGCCATTTCTGTAAACTGTCTTACTGCTTCCCCGTCAGCCGAATTTTCCTTTAGCTTTTCGTGCCACCACTCAATCGGAACACTTGTCTTAGCGTCAAGTCCCATCTTCTTTGCTTATCGCATTCGGTGTAGATAGTAACTAAGAACTTCTTTTCTCCGTTGTAGTCAGCTTGATACCCGTACAGTTGATCCTTAGTCATTTTCTTTGGCTTTCTAGGTGCTGCTTGTCGTCTTACTGTTTTTTGTGCAGGCTTAGGGGCTGTTTGTTTCTGCTGAGGTTGTTCAGGTAAGTCTTCTCCTGCATAAACATCTAAGCCTAAACCTGCGAATGCTAATGCTTTAACCAAGCAACGCATTTGAGTTTTGTTAATCTCAAAATATGTAGGATTAGAAACTACTTTATTTTGTAATCCATAACATAAAGCTTTGAAGTGTAATTTTGACCTTCAATAGTTACTGTTACTTCTACCTCAGTTCCTGCAATAGTTTGTCGGTAATCCAACTTTCTACCAGTAGCTAGCCAACCCTCTCTGGTAAAAATGTACTCAGGGAATTCTTTAATTTGATATGTTGCATCAGGATATAAGCTTTTAACCAGTCCCCAAGCTTTAGCCCAACTTAGATAATTTAGTTTGCCTTTCTTTTCTAAAAGTGGCTTAACATCAACCTTTGCTAAGGTTTCATATACTGATTTTTTCTTGTCGGTCATAGTGGTTACTCCTTAGGTTTCTGTGATAATGCTTGCTTCATCACGTCTTGACGTGCGTCTTCTGCAATTTCTCGTAAGTAATTGATCTCTGCTCCTAAAGTTCCTCCGGGGAAACTATCATCAATTTTCGGTTTCAACTTGTTAATCCAGTTAATTCCTTGTTGATATGATCCTTGAGTTAAGGCTTCGGCAGCTATCTTCTTTCTCCAATCACTGGCTTCTTTTCCAACTTGTATTGCCAAGTCATGTACTCTTTTTCAAATTCAGCGTGTTTCGAGGTCATCAGTAGTTGCCCTCCATTCCATCGAAGAAGTCTAAGACATCGTCTTTCCAGATATCATCGTATTGATCAACAGTGGCTAAGTATTCGATCAATTCTTTCTTGTCCCAGCCTGTACGACTGATATAGTTATCAATTCCTAGGCTAAAAATTTGAGTAGTGACAAAATGCTTAAAATTTAAATAATCGCAATCGCTATCGCCGATAGTTACTAAGTTCCAACCTTCAAATGCAGTACTAATTCCTCGTTCTGCATATTTTCTTTGCTCTTCTTTAAGTCGCTGTTCTCTAAAAACTGCGGCTTGTGCTGGTGTCATAATTTCGACCATTGTGGTATAATCTCCTTTAGAAATTTGATTTTTTATATTATTTTCTTAGTCGTTACTGATTGCAGTCGGTAACGACTTTTTTTGTTGCATTAATGCAATTTGAAATTGTTTTTCGTATTCGTCAGCTACTAACGGCGATCTATCTTGCCTTGCAAAAAATGCGTTGCTATTGCTAATTAATCGTGCTTCTAATGTCATCTTTTCCACCTCCTTAAAGAAATACTCTCCAGAAGTAATAGCCCAGCATAGTGATACATATAACCCCTGCTGCAATTACTTCTGAACACACAATTGCAACTAGCCAATCTGTTTTCTTTTCATTTCTTACACCTAATCCTTATAGATAATCTCTGTTGCGTTTAACTGCTTTGCAATAAGCTTTTCCGTAATGGTTAAGTTATTGGTATAATCAAATCTTTTTCCGTTGGTAAGATATAAGGTCCAAACTTTATCTCTAAAGGCTAGAACTCCGTAATACTTGCCATTAACTAATACTTGCAAGCTGGGATCAATTGACCTTGATTTAAATTCAATTACCATGACCATTCTTCTCCTAATACGTCCTCATCATCGTTTTCTTTTCCTGGCATTAAATCCATAATTGCCTTGTTAACTTGGTCTTGTTGCTCTTCTGTACCATGTTCTTTCATGATTTCGCTTAACTTAATGGCACTTTCTAACGTGTTACCAAGATAAGAACTTTCGTTTGAATTAATGCTATATACAGCAATTTGATTGTTTTTTATGCCCACTTGATATTCAGCATTTCTTTTTAATGTAAATGCCCCTCTATCTCTTAATGCGTCCATAACTTGCTTCTTGGTTACTTTTAACATCGTTATTTCTCCAAATTCTTAATACTTGCGTTCCAATCAATGCGATGGTAATTAGCTTCAATCCATTTCTTAGCATCTTTTCTAAAAATTATTGTTTTCTTACCCCCTCTTGGGTTAACTACAAAACCATCATTTTCGAAATCAACTTCCGGGAACTCGTCAAAGATAAAAACTCTGACCCATTCCCTGCCCTTACCTCCGCAGTACTTTTTCCGGAACTCATCAATGTTGATTGTTGCGCCCTCTGCTTCTTCCTTTTCCTTATCAAATAAAGCTTTGATAATCGGTTTAAAGATAACTATGAGAGCATCTTTATTAATTAGCTCAGGCATTTAATCACCTACCTTGTTATCACTATTTGTTTATATTTTTGTGGCGTTTTTATAAACTTTAGTAGTAATTAATTTAAAAAAATATCCTGCCCCTTGATATTAAATAATTTTGCCATAGCTTTAATATACTTGGGCTTTGGAACTGCTTCTCCTCTCTCCCACCTTGAAACTGTAACATTAGTAACGCCTAATCGCTTTGCTAATTCAGCTTGCGTAAGCCCAGCTCCAACTCGTAAGCTTTTAAGTTCCCGCTTCATTTTATCAACTCCTTTATCAACTTACATATATATTATATACACTAGAGTTTATAATGTAAACACTTTTTACTACTTTTTTACTTTTTAAGTTAAAAATATGTATAAAGTATTATAATTTAAGTACAATAGTTGATAAACGGAGGTTGAAGAGCATGATTGGCGATAGAATACGTGAGTTGAGGACATCTCATAGGCTCTCACAAACAGAACTAAGCAAATTATTACATGTATCTCAACAAACTATTACTAAATGGGAAAATGGGAAAGCTGAGCCTTCAAGCGGTGCTTTAGCTAAACTAGCTGAATACTTTGATGTGTCAGCTGATTATTTATTGGGTTCAGACAAAACTAGTGAGCCTAAATCCGTTGACCTAGAAAAAGACCCTGTCGTTCTTAGCTATGGTGGACGCCCTGTGTCAGATGAAGACATGGACGTTATCAAGGCTATCCTTGAAAGACATAAGAATGACGGAGAACCCCATTACGAGTAATGCCTATGTATAACAATGATTTATTACTTTATATATGTCACTTAATCGAAGATCAAGGTCTGGGTGTCATACTATCCCGCGTAGAAAACAGGCATTTTCCCTCTAGGTATCTCCCCAAACAGAAAACTATCATTATTAACACAAATTGGTGGAATCCGCCAGAAGTCCCATTTATGGCAGCGCATGAATTAGGGCATCACATGAATGGCGATAAAGGTGTAATGTACTATGCCCATGATTATGACTGGCAAGAACATGATGCCTTTAATAGAAACGATGACGCATTCAAGGAAGATCAAGCTGATCTGTATGGCTTAAATCTTATTTGGGACTATGCTTCTTCCCAAGGTTATACTTGCGAAGATCCTGGAGAGTTTATGTTGCATTTTGGCATTCCTGAAAGATTGAAAAAAGTTGTTGCTAAAAAGTTTGAGAGCAACAACGATCTACTATTTTAATAGTCCAATTCTGATGACTTTAAAAGCTGACTGTTAAGGTATAGCTCATAGGAGGATATTATGAAAAAGAATATTTAGTTGCTGCTACTGGACTTGCCCTACTCGGCTTGTCTTTATCAGCTTGTTCTTCAAATAGCAGTAGTAAGGGAAACTCTGAAAAGACTACTGAACAATCTAAGAAAAAGAACGAAGTTATCTCTCAAAACAAGGAACTAAGGGAAAAGTTCGATCAAATTAAAGTTGGTAACTTCTTATCTCAAGGAGAAGGTGGATCAACCACTGATGAAGTAAAACAATTGCTCGGTAATCCTACTTCTTCTACCACTACCTCATCTAATGGCGTTAAGGTTAAGCAACTCACTTGGACTAAAGGCGCTTTGACAGTAGCAATTCAAACCTTAGACTCAAACAAGGTTGTTTCAAAAGAAATTACTGGTTTCAAATGGGGCAAGCGTGATGAAAAAATTACTTTAGGTGAATTTAACAACATTGCTGATGGTTCTACTTACCAAGATATCGTAAACAAGTATGGCGAACCTGACGGATTACATGAAGCCAATGTTGCAGGAACTAAAATCACTAATGCTGTGTGGCTAACAGGTATTAAGGGCGACGATGGAGCTAGTGCTACCTTATCATTTGAAAACGATAAATTGACTACTAAATCTCAAACTAAACTTAAATAGCAATATGACCAGTTAACGCTGGTTTTATTTTTACGGTTCAGCAGAACTGATGTTCTAAAGGAGGTGACAAAAATGTTAACCAATCGGGAAAAACTTAGAAGATTAGGAATTTTCGCTTGGGATCCCTATGGAGAAGAGAAAGATATTTGTGATGAAGACTTTGAAAAAATAGTCGAGATACTAGGAAAAAAAGATAAAGAAAAGGAATAGTATGGGAGTTTATCAAGATAAAAAATCAAAAAAGTGGTATGTAAAACGCTCTTGGTATGATATTGATGGTAAACGGCATTATCTAACTAGACGGGGCTTTAAAACAAAACGTGAAGCTGAAAAAGCGGATAATAAGCTTGCAGTAGAAATAGATGATGGCATAGATGTTACAGAAAACCCCATTTTTGCAAATTATTATGATGATTGGGTTAAGACCTATAAGAAAGGCAATGTCGCCCCTAATACCCTTATTGAATACAATCTTGAAGGAAAAAGAATAAGGACGTTATTAGGAGCTACCAAAATTAAAAATATAAATCGCTCCAAATATCAAAAAGTTATTAATGAGTTTGGAAAAGATCACGCCAAAAACACAGTAAAAAATTGCATAGAGCTATCCGCACTTGCGTTAAGTCAGCCATTCAAGATGGAATTATTACAAGAGACTTTACTGAGAATATCCAGTTAGCATTTAATAAAGATCATGATTTAAAAGTAGATTATCTTGAATATGATGAAATAAAATTACTACTAAATCATCTCTATAACGCTGCTAATCCTAATTTTCCAGGTAGCTATATGATTTTACTAGGATTGACCACTGGACTTAGAGAAAGCGAAATGGCTGGGCTTAAATGGGAGGATTTAGACTTTGAAGATAATACTATTAAAGTTCGCCGTTCTTGGGTTTATTCTCAAAAGAATATGGTCCAACTAAAAATGAGTCTTCTGTTCGTCCAATTGGAGTTCCAGATTTTATAATGAAAAAAATCAAAGAACTAAAGATAAATGATCCAGAAAAAGTTTTTTGGTCAAAAGCACGGAATGGCTTCCCTAATTCAAAGAGTTTAAATCGAACTTTACGAGATAACTTGGCTGAATTAAAAATTAAACGAGAAGGATACCATATACACTCACTTCGACATTCTCAAGTTGCAATTTTACTAAGTGCTGACGTAAGCACCTATGACATTGCTCAAAGATTAGGACATGCAACCACTAAAACTACAGAGGAAATATATGCAGAAACATTTGAAAAGCATCGCCAAAAGATTGACTTTAAAGTTAATTCAGTCTTTAACAATCTTAAGAAAAATGCTTAA